CGGTAGCCGGAGTCGCGGATGTTGTAGCAGGTGTCCAAGAACTAGCGGCGCCACCACCACCGAAATCACCGCCACCACCGGACATAAAACTTTTCGGTTTATCTGCCATATTAATTCTTCAAGATATTACTAGGAACATAAATTTCTATTCCGGCAACAAAATCATTAATGGGATCAATAATTAGATCTGGATTTCTTATAGCAAAAACCCACCATAGTTTCGGAGTACCATATTCCTGTTGACTTAATAGATCCGGTCGTTGATCAAATGCCGGTGGTATAGTAATAATCGGATCGTGATCAGATGCCATAACTGTTCTCGGCACCCATAAATCAAGGTACCAATTCTTAACAGGTGTTAAAGAATATTGACTTGTGTCTTTGGAATTTTGTGCCATTAAATGTATCCCTTATTAATTAATTTACCTTGACGGAATTCATCTAAATTAAATTCATTTCTAAGTTTGATAGGTATATATTGAGTATCTAAGTCTAACTGAACTGTTATATGGGTCGGTACCCATGTATAACCACCGTTTTTACCCTGCGGTAAACTTACACCTATATTTGCAGAAAATGCCTGGTTGTTAACAGTGTTAATTGGCACATAATCTATATTCGCTTCATATGTGTATTCAAAATTCTTAACAACAACCGGTACATTATTAAATTGATAATCACCGAGATAATTAAATACAAGAGTAGGTGGTGGAGTTCCAGCCTTATTATATGGATTGACACCAAAATAAGATTTCGTAACGGACCGGAAGAAACTTATCACCGCCAATAAATATATAGCTTCATCATTTGACTGTGCGGTAAATTCCGCAGATATACTAATTGGCTTTGGATATGATCTAACATATGCATTGTACCCATAGTTTGAATGAATAAAGCTTGTGGGATCATACTCTGTAACGTTCCCAGTAGCAACTGAAGGTGTATAAGGAAAAACTACACCTCGGGTAGACCATAAAGGAAATAAAATATTCGACGGATCTCGTGGCCCTAGGACTTCCTCATTTTGTAAGGACTTTGGTTGCAGACGTGCTCGCTGATCTTGTTGGGCCATTTAAATATTCTCCTATCTGCTTATTTATCTTGGTCATAAACACGCATGTTAATCGCGGAACCCTTGACTGTTTGAACTTCTTTTGCTATACTGTATAAAACCCTCTAAAGGAGAAAATATGATTGGTTCAATAGATTTTGAAGATGAAGATGAAACACCTGTGGTATCTGCACCATCGGTATTTCCGGTTAAGAAAATCAACTACCTAAATAACAAAGATATGTTGAAGGAGATTCACCAAAGTAAAAATTCTTTCTGTGAATATACCGATCAGAAGTATGCCGACTACGATATTATTGTAGACAACCTGCAAGAGGTATTTCTTTCTGAAACACAAGATAAGGCTAGGGCTGCTAGAGCTGCTAGATTAGGTTCACAGGCATTTGCTATTGCTGTAGCAAATAATACATCAAGAACAGAGAAACCGAAACTATCTGAATATAAGATTAAAGCTGATACTATTCCTGTTGATGATCTGGTATATAGAGTTTTGACATTTGAACATATTCCACTTGCCCCAGGTAGAAAGAAGAATCCAAAAAGTACAGCAGATAGTCACATCAAATTAAATTTCTTCCCTTTTAAACATTATATTATCGAGAATGGTGCCACAAAAGAAGTTGGCCGTTCACATTCGAAGGCTGGTAAATTTAATTTAGAACGTGGTTCTATTACAAATAAGCTTGCTAAGATGTTCATTCTTATGGTAAACAAGTATGGCCAGCGTGGTAATTGGCGCGGATATACATACATTGATGAAATGAAGGGGCAGGCATTACTTCAATTAGCACAAATGGGTTTACAGTTTGATGAATCTAAGAGTGATAATCCATTCTCTTATTACACGCAATCACTTCAAAATAGTTTTACACGAGTTCTTAACTTAGAAAAGAAGAATCAAGACCTGCGCGATGATTTATTAATCGATAGTGGAGCAAGTCCAAGCTTTACACGCCAATTAAATATCGAAGCAGAGATTAGACAACTAAGAGAAGACGCGCAAGACGCAGCCAAAGATGATAACGAATAATTTATTCGAAAAAGCTATTTGTTTTACTGATATTCATTTCGGGCTTAGGCACAATTCAAGCGAACATAATCAAGACTGTCTTGATTTCATCGATTGGGTTATTGCCGAGGCCGATCTGCGTGGCGCCGACACTTGTATTTTCTTAGGTGATTGGCATCATCATAGATCTAATATTAATATTCTAACGCTTGATTATACAATGCAGGCTCTTAGAAAATTAAATAAAGCGTTTAAGAAAACCTATATCATGGTAGGCAATCACGATCTTTTCTATCGCGAGAAAAGAGATGTTCATTCTATGGTAGTAGGATCTGAGTTCCCTAATATCGTATTAATTGATGCACCTTTAGTACAAGGTAATGTAGCACTTATTCCATGGCTCGTTGATGAAGAATGGAAAGAAGTAACAAATATCAAATCAAAATATCTATTTGGACATCTAGAATTGCCCGGATTTAAGATGAACGCACATGTTGAGATGCCCGATAATGGTACTCTTAATGCAGATAATTTTCAGCATCAAGACTATATCTTCTCTGGGCACTTTCATATGCGTCAAACCAAAGGTAAGATTAATTATATAGGTAATCCCTTTGGTCACAATTATTCCGATGTTTGGGATTTTGAGCGCGGTGCAATGTACTTAGAATGGGATAAAGAACCAGAGTTTATAGATTATGAAACTGGTCCTCGTTTTATTAGTATCAATCTGGCAGCATTACTTGCTAATCCAGATATCTATCTAAAACCCAAAACATATCTTCAAGTTACTCTTGATATAGATATTACATATGAAGAAGCAGCTTTCTTACGAGAGACATTCTTAGGTCAATATAATGTTAGAGAGTTCAAGCTTATTCGTAATTCAGAAGATGATTTATCAAAAGAATTTGCAGGAAATATTACATTCAAGACTGTTGATCAAATTGTTATTGAACAATTAACCAATATCGAAAGTGACACCTTTGATTCTACTAAGTTAATAGAAATTTATAATGGATTGTAATACATGCTAAAACTACACGGTTTAACAATAAAAAACTTTATGAGTATCGGAAATGTTACTCAATCACTTAATTTTAGCAGCAGCGAATTAGTCCTTGTTCTCGGTGAAAACTTAGACCTTGGAGGAAATGATAATCGTAACGGCGTAGGTAAATCTACAATTGTGAATGCATTAAGTTATGCACTCTATGGATCTGCATTGACAAACATTAAGAAAGATAATCTCATCAATAAGACCAACATGAAAAATATGCTGGTTACACTTACGTTTGAAATAAATGGTGTAAATTACAAAATAGATAGAGGCCGACGCCCCGGTATATTTAAGTTTATCAAAGATGGTATTGAAGAAGATACCGGCGAAGATGAATCTCAGGGAGAGGGTCGTAATACACAGGTAGAGATTGAGAGAATTATCGGTGTCTCTCATGATATGTTCAAACATATCCTTGCTCTTAATACATACGTCGAACCTTTCTTAGCCCTAAAAACAAATGAGCAAAGAATTATCATCGAACAACTCTTAGGGATTACAAAACTTTCCGAAAAAGCTGATAAGCTTAAAGAAGAAGCAAGGGTGACTAAAGATGAGATTAAGGAAGAGGAATTCAGAATTACGGCGGCAACGGAGGCTAATAAAAGGATTGAACAAAATATTACGGGGCTCCAGACCAAGTCAACGACGTGGGATCGCGCAAAGGTAGATAGAATAGCAAAGTTGCAATCATCTATCATGGAATTATTAAATGTTGATATTGATAAAGAAATTGCATTACATAAGTCTAAGAAAGAAGTTGAGGATTTAACTGCTGAGTATCGTTCTCTTGCTAAGGAGTTAGGTGGTCTGGAAAAAGATGTAACTGATTCTTCAAGAACAATTGTACGTTTAGATAAAGTCCTAGCAAGTTCTGTAGAGAAAATCTGTCCCACATGTAGCCAGGAAATGGACAAAGACACGCATGCCGCAGTACATAGCGAGTACGTAGCTCAGCACAGTGATGCTAAGACAAGATTAGCCGAAAAAGCAGTAAAACGGGACGAAGTAAAGACGCTTGCCACCACCGTAGCGTCTATGATACCTAAATTGCCAGAGACATTCTATGATACAATCGATGAAGCATGGAATCATAAAACAACACTTGATACATTAGGTAATAGTTTAGCGTCGGATCTAGAAACAATAAATCCATATGTAGATCAAATCGAAGCATTAAAACGCGATGGTTTAGAAGTTATCGATTTTACTAAATTAAATAATCTAGTGAAGTTACGTGACCATCAAGAATTCTTAATGAAATTATTAACTAATAAAGATAGTTTCATACGTAAGAAAATTATTGATCAAAACTTAGCATTTCTAAATCACCGTTTAGCACATTATCTAACCGATATTGGACTTCCACACTTGGTGAAATTTAAATCAGACCTTGAGGTAGAAATTTCTATGTATGGTAAAGAATTCGACTTCGATAATTTGAGCAGGGGCGAACGCACAAGACTTATACTTTCATTGTCGTGGTCATTTAGGGACGTTTATGAAAATATGAATGACAAGATTAATTTATTATTCATTGATGAATTAATTGATAGTGGATTAGATTCTAGTGGTGTAGAGGCATCAGTTGCAATTCTAAAGAAGATGGGTAGAGAGAATAAGAGAAACATTTATCTTATTTCGCATCGTGATGAATTAGTTGGTCGAGTATCTAATGTACTGAAAGTAATTAAAGAAGGTGGTTTCACCAGTTTAGAGAGTAGTGATACGCAAGTTTAGTGAGAAGTTCATTGCTTTTCTAAGAATGTCGAGTATATACTGAACTTCTTGACTAACTAGGAGTAAGATGATAACAATAGATGAATATAATAAACGAGTAAATGAAAATACATTAGAGTACATAAGGCAACAAGAAGTCAACTCATATGATATAAAGAAGTATCACGGTTTTGATGTATGTGCAGGAGAATTATCTAGATGTAAATTATCATCAAAGACACACGATATCTTATGTGCAGTTGTATTAGGTTTCTTACCTATTTTAGATAAAAGAGTTGGACATGACGCAATAAGATTAGATGATACTATTTTTACACCTGTTGAATTAAAAACTAGTTATGCTGATGAATCAAAGTTCATAAAAACTAAGAAAGATATTATCTATTCAACAACACCAGGTAAGATAATAAATGGAAACATTTCAAGTAATGACACAACATCATTGAAATCTTGTTATAATGCATCTTACAGTATAAAAGATAATATTACTCAGAAAGGTATAGATACGTATCTTGTCCTCATGGATAGTCGAAACGATGATATTATTGATTGTTTTATAATTACTAGCGCCAATATGATATCATATTTAGATGGCAGAACATTATCTGCATCTGGTGGATTACAAATTAAATTGGCTATATTTCTTAAAATAGGCAAGAGGAGTAGTTCTCATATTCCTGTTATTGGATTTGAAACGTGGAGTAATAACTTACTACCATTATTACCGTTGGTTAGGGTAGTAGGACAGAAGAGCATGAATGCCTTTGGACTAGATCGATGTTCGTCTGTTTAGTCCAAAAATCATCCCAGCTTGTAAAATACCAACCTTTATAATGTATAGATCTATTAGAGAGAAATCCTAAATTCTCCTGATAGACTACCCATTTGTCTTTACGACTTATCTTAATTAAGATTAGATTTAAGTCGCCCACATCCTCAACATCGTGTTGCTGTGCAATCCATGCGTCAAGGATTTTCACATCTGTAGTCCATAATTGATGAAATGGAAAGTCTGCATAACTCTTGCATTCAAGATTCCAATGCTTCCATGCCTCGGGAGGATGAATATCTCCTTTCTTACCTTGTAGCTGTGCAGAATCGATCTGTGTCTTGCGAAAATTATTCTTGCCACCCACAAATGCACCGGATGAAGGTATACGAATAAATGATTCGTTATATGTTGCAGATAGAAATTTTGCAACGTCGAGTTCCCACGCATTACCCTTTGCTTTACTTTTTGATGGCATATTAAATCCCTGTTTATTATATTTACCTTGATAAATAGTAGATATGAAAAAGGAGAGCACATATGTACTCACAAGCATTTGAAAAGGCTATAAATCACGCAATGTTATATGAAGTTGGCGGCTTCTGGAATATTGATGCTCCAGGCACACAAGATGGCACCGATGCACATGCCTGCGGATATACAAACGATCCCCATGATCGCGGCGGCGAAACAAAATACGGAATTGCTAAGAATTCTAACCCCGATTTAGATATTACACATATGGATTGGGATACTGCCAAGGCTGTTTATTTCAGTCACTATTGGCTGAATGCTAAATGTGATAAGATGGATGGTCGTTTAGCAGCATTGCAGTTCGATGGTGCAATTCAACATGGTCCTGGTACAGCATCTAAATTTATTCAACGTGCTATAGGTGTCAAAGATGATGGTGCAATTGGCCCTGTAACATTGGCTAATTTATCTGATCAGGATCCTATTGAGATATGTAATTCAGTTTGTGATCAACGAGTGAAATATTATAATGAAATTGTTGCTGAGGACGATACTCAGCAAAAATATTTGGCGGGCTGGCTACGTAGAGTAGCAGAAATGCGTGCATTTGTTACCAGTCCAATTAGGGCATTTTAACATATCGAGATTGTTGCACTACTGAGACCGACAACGATAAAGTAGTGCAACAGTAAAAACTGTTCAAGCAAAATTTAACAGATAGCAGGACTGACGCGCCCTGTGAACGTACAAGATCATCAGCGTATAGGTTTACCCAAGCAAACCCAATTCTTACCCAAGCAATCCAAAAAAAGTTTTCATATCACATTATAAGGTTAGCGAGCCTAGTTAATATTTCGCTGGCGTGTCGTTCGGAATGGAGCGCAACAGCCAGGCCCATTGGATGTGCAGTGGCAAAACCATATGAACGGAGTAACGGAGGGATCCATGCACACTCCTTGTAAGATGGTTGAGTTTAAGTCTGTGGGAGGCACGTGAAACGGGTATGCCCTCCCAGATACGTAATCATTGGTTATAAGTGATTACAATGTATCGAGCCCATAGCGGCCCCTTCAGGTAGGCATTAATACGCCGTAGTTGACATAAGCAATCCAACACTACAAAATATACCGATATAACAGTCTGCGAAACCGTCAAGGCTTCCAGTATCTAGGATTTAGATACCCTTGGTCTGACTCCTCCGTCAATTATATCTCTTTAAATAAGATGTTCACGAAGTGTATTAGGCAGAGCGAATGAAGAGCGGAGTTTACGAAGCGATTGTTTCGCGAATGACTTGGTCTGTAAGACCACTTAATGTTAAATCAGTTTTCTTATAAATTCTCTTTGTTAATCTAGTAATGTCAGGATTAGTAGTTGAACTTAGTTCTGGATATGCACGCAAACGGATTGACATAATGCTGTTGCCAATTAATTCTGCTGTAATAATTCCGGTGAATTTCTGAAAATGCATAGAAACAAATGCATTAATGCGTAATTCGATATTCCCGATGAATTCTTGAATTTCTAGTCGAGTCCTTTTGTCGAAATACCTAGAGAGCTTGATCTCCCCTTTGGTGATGTATACCTCTGCAAGAATATGATCACCTTCTGGCCTATCAATATAGATGTGTGAAGTTTCGTATACAATATTCCTAGGTGATTCAAGATATATGTTTACTTCTGTGTCTTTTAGCGTATCGGTTTCGTAAGGACTCCATTTGATGTTTTGAGCATCTAATAGTCTCGACAAATCGTACACCCAACGATGCTTAGGATAACGCTCCCAGCACTCAACATCATCTTTTGGGATGTCGAGATCTAGCGTATCTAATTTTCTGTGCATAATACTTCCTTACATATATTCCTTGCCACCAGGATTCTGTTCTTTCAATCTCTTGTTCATTACTCTAATGGCTATTTCTCTATCTTCAAAACTCATTCCCCATGCTGAATTCCATTCAGTACCTCCCTTCATAAAGAAACATATATCTGTTATTTGTTCTCTAAGTGCTAATGCATCTCTGGTATATGACTGGATCAGGTCACCTAATTTATCAGAAGGTAGAAAAATTAAGGACCTTATGAAAAATTTACAGGATTAAAATCTACTTCACTTTCCCATTCGTGTTCACATTTGTCACACTTGGCAGTAAAGGTTCTCTTAATACCTATCTGGTTTATTTCTTTAATTAAATCAGAAATTTTATCACTACTCTTCTTGTCAATATTTTGTAAGAATTCTTTAATATCATTCTTATCACTGACGTTAACATTCTTACTTTCATCTACTACTTTTAATACTGAATTCAGCATTAGTGCATATGTGATAGTAGAAAGTTCTTTGAATGCTGTGGCAAACAATTTCAATCTTTGATCTTCTGTAATACTTTCACTCTCAATCGCTCTTGTCAATTTGCTTTGTTCAAACTGTGCATGTAGACCTCTTAGTAGTTCCGGAAAGCCATACGGCTTAACAAAAACACTTAATCCATTATCTAAATTGACAACATATTCCTCATCTAGGAATGTCATATTATCTAATGAATACTGTAGATTCAATCTAAATACTGTCTTGTGTTCGCATTTTGGACAGGATAGTTCAGTTTCGAGTGAATCATTATATGTAGCATATCTGATAGCAGTAATAAGAGCATCGATATCATTTGTTAACAATACTCGTGGATCACTTACTCCGGGAACACAACTTTTAATAACTTCAACTAGTGCTTCACCATTTAATAATGCATCTGGATTCTTTAAGATGAGTTCGTCTTTGCCAGTCATTGGCATAATACCAATTTCGCCAGTATCAGTGAAATTTACTGCTCCGGGTGCGTAATAGGTAGTTCCACTTGGTAATTTTAGATATAACTTAAATTGTCTAAAATATCCTGCTAAGGGATTTTGTCGTTTCTGTTGTTCCATAATTCTTCCTCTTAAAATATTTGATAAATAGTATCGAACATTGTTTATCTTATTTATCAAGGTACTTAATCAACTAAAAATATGGCTGATAATTCTGTCTTTATTACCGGCGCCGCGGATGGCGCATTAGAAAAGGCCTTCGGGGACCTTCCGCCTTGGGCTACTGAAAATACAGCTTTAACAATTGAAGGGATACTTCAAAAATCCCTTAATATTCAAACTAAGACACTTGCCCAATTACTTAAAAAAGTAACCGCAGGTGCCGGCGGCACATCTAATACAAAAGAAGAAAACGATGAAGTAAGTAAACTTATTAAGAATCTGCATGATGAAAATGCACAAGATCCTAAGCGAAAGAAACGTAATAAGGATGCAGAAGACGAGTATAACAAACAAAAGAAACGTTGGAAATCACAAAAAGAACAATTTGATTCCCAACTGTTTATTGATACAGCACTCATTAAGGCCGGTCTTGCAATTAAGGCTACATTTGAAGATAATGTAAAAACGTATGATCAGCTTAATAAGGCAGGTCTAAATGTAGTCAGTGGAATGGCAGGAACAGCCAATGGCTTCCAAGCATTACAACAAATTACAGCACTTACAGGAGTACGATATACAGAACTTGCTGAATCTATGATGAAATATAGTTCTGCTGTAAATGCATTTGGTATGGGAAAATTTGCTAAGACAGTAGGTATAGCAAGTGCTGGATTAGCACAATTTGGATACTCGAGTAAAGAAGCAGCAGAATTATTAGGCGAATATTTAAGCGTACAGCAAGGTATAACCGATGTTTCACATAAAACATCACAAGAAACAACTGAAGATCTTACAAGATTTGCTAACAATATAAACAAATTGTCATTAGCAACGGGCATGTCTCGCGCAGCTATTATGGCAAATCTTCAGGCATTATCTAAGAGTACCGATGCAAGTGTTCTACAGGGACAGATGGGAACCGAAGCCGCAGACTCGACATTAGAATTTATTAGCTCGATTAAAGATGTAAATTTTGGTAAGACAATACTTAAGATGATGACTGATCAAATTAAACCTTTGAATCAGACATATACTAGCTTTCAGAAAATCGGGCAAGGTGGCTTCGCTCAAAAGTTATCAGCATTTACACAAAGTTTGAAAGGCATGGATCCTGAATCAGCAAGACAGGCTATGAAGACCTTTGAGGCACAAAATCATGCACAAATTGAATATGGAAAACAGCAGGCTAATTTTTATAGTCAGATACCCGAACTAGCAGGTGATGCACAAAAGGTTCTAGAGACATATACAGGCTTACAACAAACTGCTCGTGAAACAGTTAAGCTGAGTGAAGAAGACCTAGCTAAACTAAAAGTAACAAATAAAGCCAGAGCAGATCTTGCATCTGCATGGGAAAAATTATTATCTACATTGCAAAGAGCATTCGCACCTACACCAGGAATGTTGAATATGTTCACTGTATTATTGAAAGGTGTCAATGGTGTATTAGGTGCTGTTATATGGGCATTTGAAAAAGTAGGAGATGCATTAACATTTTTTGCGAATATGTTTGGTGGTGAGACATCTCGAATAGATTTATTACCATGGATCGGGTTATCTCTTATTGGTGTAGCACTTTATAAGAGTATGACACTATTTGGTGTAGGACTTAAATCCCTTGCAACAAATGTATTAGGGCTTGGCAAGAAAAAAGGATTAGCGGCAGCAGGATCGTTTGAAGGTTGGAAAAAAGGTCCGACAGCATTGGCACAGGCAGGAAAAGGTGCAGCAGGAAAAGGTATTGTAGAGAAAGTAGGCAGCGGAGCCGGGGGTGCTCTATCTAGCCTTGGAAAGGGTATTGCAGATATAGCAAGAGGTGCAGGTAAAGCAGTTACAGGTATATTGAAGGGTATAGCTGATGGAATAAAAGCATTTGGTTCTACGCAAGTATTAAAAGGTGTTCTAGCAATAACAGGTATCGCCGCTGCATTATGGATTCTTAGTAAAGCATTAGTTCAATTTAATACTGTAGAATGGGAATCTTTAGCAAAAGCCGGTGTTGCTATTGTAGGATTAACGTTGGCTGTATTAGGCTTAGGTGCAATAATGAGCAGTGGTGCGGGTGCCGCAGCTATCGTATTAGGTGCCGCAGCACTTGCATTAATGGGTGCATCACTTTGGGTATTAGGTGCAGGTATACAATCTATCGGGTCGGGATTCGAAATGTTGGCCACCGGTATAGAATCCCTACAAGATCTAGATGGTATGAAAATATTGGGCATTACCGCTGCACTTGTAGGACTCGGTATAGGATTATCTGTAGCATCACCGTTCTTAATAATAGGTTCAGTAGGATTATTGGCGTTAGGCGCCGCATCAATGATAGCAGGACCTGGGATAGCATTATTGGCATGGGGTCTTAAAGGATTAACTGAAATTACAGGAACACAGATAGCAGGTATTGCTCTAGGTCTTGCAGCATTAGCAGCATCTATATTACTTGTTTCACCTGCTCTTCTAGTAGCAGCAATACCATTGGCAGCATTTGGTGTGGCAGCGGCAATAGCAGCGGTACCAATTGCATTATTAGCTTGGGGTCTTAAATCATTAATGGAAGTTAGTGCAGGTGATTTACTTGCTGTCGGCGGAGCATTAACATTATTCGGTATAGCACTTGACTTTGCAGCACCATTCTTGATAATAGGATCACTAGGTTTAATAGCAATAGGTGTGGCAGCATTAATAGCAACACCGGGATTACTTGGTATTAGCCTAGCATTTAAAATGATGAGCGAGGCAATTACAAATCTGGCCGGTGTAGGATTCTTAGGAATTGTAGGTATAGGTACAGGAATTGCTATATTAGCAGCTGAACTCGCTATAGCAACACCACTTATGCTAATAGCATCAGTTGGATTAGCAGCTCTTGGTATTGCAGCTCTAATAGCTGCACCAGGGATAATGGGTCTTGGTATAGGACTTAAATTAATGGGCGAAGGTATGCAAGCTTTTGCCGGTGTCGGAGTATTAGACATGTTAGGTGTAGCAGTAGGTCTTACTGCATTAGGAATAGCAGCATCATTTGCTTCACCATTATTATTTTTAGGCTCTATTGGATTATTAGCGTTTGGTGCCGCAGCATTAGTGGCAGGTCCAGGTATAAAGTTATTAGCCGAAGGTCTTGCTTTACTAGAACCATTGACAGGTGCAAATCTCCCATCACTTGCTAAAGGATTAGATGCACTAACCAGTTCTGGAAAACTTGGATTAATGGCATTTGGTGCATCGGCATTAGTGGCTGCACCTGGAATAAAAGCACTAGCTGATGCACTTGTTGTATTAAAAGACATAGATGGAGTTAGTTTATTTGCTGTAGCAATGGGTATTAATGTACTAGCAGATTCAAATGTACTAGGATTACTTGGTTTAGGATATGTCGGTGAGAAAGCAGGTGATGGAATACAGAAGCTTGCTATTGGTCTTTTCCCTCTCGGATTCGTAGATGGTAAAAATCTAATAGCCGCAGCAGCAGCTATAAACACACTATCTAAGATTAATATATTAGGTTTACTTGCTCTTGGCTATGTTGGTAATATTGCCGGTGAAGGTATAAAATTATTAACTAATGGTCTTGCCCCATTAGCTGATATAAATGGTACTAAATTATTATTCGCGGCCGTAGGTATAAATGGATTAGCTAAGATTAATATATTAGGTTTACTTGCTCTTGGGGCAGTATCATTAATAGCCGGCCCCGGAATAAAGATATTAGCCGATGGCATTATGTCACTTAGTGAGATAGACGCTGGAAGTTTAGCAGAAGTCGCATCGGGAATAAATTCATTAGCTGACATAGATTCGTTAGGATTATTAGCACTAGGTGCTGTATCATTGATAGCAGGACCCGGAATACAATTATTATCAATGGGACTTTCATCATTAAATAATATCGATGGAGATCATTTAATAGCAGTTGCAGCAGGTATAGATTCATTGACAGGTGTTAATTCATTGGCATTATTAGCATTTGGCGCAACTGCCGGAATGATAGGAATGGGTATAGGAGTGTTAGCAATATCATTGGCTGCTTTTGCACCTAGTTTGAATAATATAACAACAAGTCTAAGTACACTTTCTGATACACTTGGTGCATTCAAAGGATTAGATACACTAAAAACAATAGTTGACACGATTAACAATATTGACACAGTTAAGGCATTGGCATTAGGGGCACTAGGGGCACTAGGGGCACTAGGTTCTTCTGTATCATTACCTGCACCCACACCAACAGTAGGTATTAGTGCATCAACTGCACCTAAGGCATCTGAATTAAATAGTCCTTCTGCAGTATCTACAAATGAAGCTACAGGCGGTCAGCAAGCAGAACCTAAAGAGCCAACACAAGCCCTGGGCGCCGGAATAGAGAAGCCTCCTGCTGCTGACGGCAT